ATGACTTCCGTGCCGACCATCGCCGTTGATGATTGGAGCGAGGCACAGATCAAAGCCGCCCGCCTCGTGATCAATAAATCCGTTTCATGGGCAGAGTGGGATAACCAAAAGTTGAAAGATGAATTCGCTGCGCTCTCGGCATTGAACTTCGATCTCGACTTTACAGGGTTCAACAAGTCCGAGCGCGAGCTGATCGTCAATGGCTGGCAGTCGGACATGGACCAGCTCAACAAGATCAAAGAAAATGAGGATGGCATACCCGCGAAGCTTACCCTCTCTGTGCCTCAGGACATGAAGCAGGAGATCAAGGAATGGCTGGAAAGCATGATTGAGGAAAGCGAGTATGCCGACGACATCAAGCTTTCCTAAGCTTAACCTTCTCTGTGCATACCCATACTTCAAGCAACCTGTGATCGACATCATGAAGACGAGAACCTTTCAGGAGAACGTCAACATGCTTGTTGACTCGGGCGCGTTCACAGCCTGGAAGCAGGGCAAGCCCATTCGGCTGAAAGACTATCTGCGCTTTCTCGATTCAATGCCCTACGATCCCTATGGCTACTTCATGCTTGATGTGATCGGTCAGCCCGAACAGACGCGAGCCAATTACACAACGATGTACGATCATGGCTATCGGCCTATCCCGATCTTTACCCGGGGCGAAGAGTTCGATGAGCTGGAAAATTATTATGCCCAGACTGACTATGTGGGGATCGGTGGGCTCGTCAAGACCCCTGGCGCTCAGGGCTTCGTCAAGAGCATTATGCAGAGGGTCAATGGCCGCAAGGTCCATCTGCTTGGCTTTGGGAATCAGGTCATGATCAAGGCCACCCGACCATACTCGGTCGATGCCTCGACCTGGGCATCGGCTCTGACCTATGCCCGCATCTCTCTTTATGTCGGCTCGGGAAAGTGGATTGCTCTGACCAAAAAACATTTTCAGGACAAACCCAAGCCGGAAGTTCTTGCAGCCCTCGCCCGCTATGACGTAGATTACCTCGAACTTGCGCAACAGAAAAACTGGCGAAACAGCGGTAAAGGCGATGTGGCTATCGAGCATCTGACCTTTCGATCGTTCATCCGTTATGCGATCGACATGGAGCAGGTGATAGGCACGAAGTATTTTCTGGCCATCGCTTCCGATTGGCAGGCACGTCTGGCGCTTGAGGCTTATCTGTGGGCGAAACAAAAGTACGGGAGTAATCAGCAATGAAGAGATTGGTTCTGCTTTCCGGCGGCATGGATTCATCGACGGTCCTTGGCTACGTGCGCTCTCTCTCTTTGAAAGGGGACGAGCTCGCGGCTCTCTCATTCGAGTATGGCAGCAAGCATAATGAAGCGGAATGGGCAGCGGCCCAGAAGATCGCAGACTTCTATGGGGTGGAGCTTGATCGGGTGCATCTCGATTTCATCGCGCGTCTGTTCAAATCAGATCTGCTTGCCTCCGGAGCGGAAGTTCCAGAGGGTCATTACGCCGATGACTCGATGAAGAAAACCGTTGTTCCGTTTCGCAATGGGATCATGCTGGCTGTGGCAGCCGGATACGCAGAGAGCAATGGCTTCCATGAGATCTATCTGGCGAACCATGCTGGCGATCACACGATCTACCCTGACTGTCGGCCTGAGTTCACAGAGGCGATGCACATGGCTGTCAAGGCCGGTACCTGGGCGGGGATTGAATTCGTTGCGCCCTTCACCCATCTGAGCAAGGCCACCATCTGCAAGTTCGGTGTCTCTCTCGGGGTCCCTCTCGATCTCACATGGTCATGTTATAAAGGCGGATCTGTTCACTGTGGGGTGTGCGGTACCTGTCATGAGCGCCGTGAGGCTTTCCTTCTCGCGGGGGTCGATGATCCAACCGAGTATCTTGAGATGCCTCCATTGCCAGCCGTGGGGGCCTGATCATCATGTCCGGCCAGAGACTTGTGATCATCGGTTGCGGCGCCACCAAGCGGGCAATCCGTTCGCCTGCGGGCCAGCTCTATACCGGGTCCTATTTCAGAGCCAATCTTGCATGGGCGCTGTCCGTCGTGAGGCCGGATCAGGTCATCATCCTGTCGGCTGCGCATGGCTTCCTCAGACTCCATGACCAGATCGACCCTTACGATCTCAGGATGGGAGACGAGAACTCCATCGGCATAGGCATTCTGAAAGAGCAGGCCGAGAGCATGGGGCTTCTCAATCGAGACACGGTTGCGATCTGTGGACAGGACTATCTCGACAAACTTCTCTGCGTGATCCCCGATCTCAAGCTCCCATGTCGTGGGCTGGCGATCGGGCGATCGGTTGGATTACTCAAACGAAACAGGGGGCGCTGGCCTTGAAAATTTCCATCATGAGGACTCTTGAGTTTGATGCTGCTCATCGGGTGATGCACCATGAGAGCAAATGCGCGAACATGCACGGACACAGATACAAGGTCGAGATCCATGCGCGGGCTGATGCGCTCGATCCTCTCGGGCGGGTGATCGACTTCTCGGCGATCAAGGCTCGGGTGGGTGGATGGATCGACACGCATTGGGATCATACAACGATCCTCAACGAGAACGATCCATCGGTGAGGGCCTGGCAGGATGATCTGATCCCCGCCAACAAGCCCATCTACCTGATGCCCGAGAACCCGACCGCCGAGAACATGGCGAAGTATCTGCTCGATCGCTGCAAGGATGAACTCATGCTCGGCACATCCATCGAGGTCTGGAAAGTCGTTGTATGGGAAACGCCGAACTGCAAAGCGGAGGCAGAGCTGCCATCATGAAAACCTATCGAGTCAAGGAGATCTTTGGGCCAACGCTCCAGGGCGAGGGATCTCATGCTGGTCGTGCGGTGATCTTTCTCCGCTTCGCTGGATGCAACAAATGGAATGGTCGAAAGGAAAGCAAGCCGAACTCGGTCTGCTATTACTGTGATACTGATTTCGTCGGCGGCGAGAAGATGACGGCCGTCGAGATCGAACAGGCGATCGTGGATCTCGCCGAGAGACATGGGCACATCTACGCCCTTGGCAACTATCATGTCGTGATCTCGGGTGGTGAGCCCATGATGCAGCTCGATGAAGATCTCGCCGAGCTTCTAAGCCGCCAGCATTTTCTTCATCTTGAGACGAATGGATCAATACCCATCTCGCCCCTGATCAATCGGCATCTCAAGCATGTGACGGTTTCCCCGAAACAGCCCTGGCCGGAAACAAAAGTCCGCTACGCCGAGGCTCTTAAGATCCTTTACCCCTTCATCGGTGGACCCCGCGCGATGGTATCGCTCGATTCATTCCACGAGTTCAAGGCGGGGGAGATCTTCATTCAACCAATCCATGATGAGCATTACGAGAGGAATCTGCGCGAGGCGATCAAGATCTGTCTTGCCAATCCCAATGTCAGGCTCTCACTTCAGCAACACAAAATCCTGGGGCTTCAATGATGACGATGAACAGACGCGAGCAGATCGAGGAACACGTTCGGGGGATCATGCAACTCTTTGATCTGGATCTGACCGATGAGTCCTTGAAGGATACACCAAAGCGGGTTGCCAAGATGTTTGAGGCTGATCTGTTCTGGGGATTGAAAGAGGAACATATCCCAAGCATGACGACACAGGAAAGCAAGGGATATAACGAGATGCTGATCGAGACTAATATCACAGTCAACAGTCTTTGCGAACATCATCTCGTTCCGATCATCGGCTCGGCTCACATCGCCTATATCCCAAATGATCGCATCCTGGGTTTGTCGAAATTCAATCGCATCGTCGATTACTTTTCGCGCAGGCCGCAGGTACAGGAAAAGCTAACAAAGAACATCAAGGACTTTCTGGTCAAGGTCTTGAACACCGAAGATGTCGCCGTCGTTATCGACGCCTCCCATATGTGCGTTAGAATGAGAGGGATACGTGACCGCGCATCCATCACCCGCACCAACATGCTGGGAGGTCGATTCATGGCGGGCGAAGTGAGAGCTGAGCTGTTCGCCTCGCTGCCCAAGCCTTCGGACCTCCAGCTATGAGAAGGGTTCGAGCATGGCTGGACAGAAACCCCCGGCCCGAGATCAAAAGTCAAAACCAGTTATAACAGATCGCCCCAATCGCAGAGGACCGAAGCTCAAGGGACCGACCACAGAGGAAGACTTTCAAGCCTTCGAGTCTCTCTGCAAGATTCAGTGCACGCTTCACGAGGTGGCGGCCTTCTTCAATTGCGATGCTGACACGGTTGAGAAGCGGGTACGCGAACATTACGGGATGAAATTTTCGGAAGTTTTTCGACTAAAAAGGAAGGCGGGCATCGTCTCCCTGAGACGCCTCCAGTATGAGAAAGCCCTGGCAGGGAACACGACAATGCTTATCTGGCTTGGGAAGCAATACCTGAATCAATCCGAAGAGCCTGCGCCCCATGATCCCGATCCGATTGCCGATGGGCGGACTGATGACGAGATCGAGGCAGAGATCGAGCGCCGCATCAAGCGCCGCATGGACCGCGAGGCAAGGATGAAGAAATGAGATCAAGGTCGGTCGAGCTGCTGACAGACATGCGTGAGTCTGATCTGAGATGGGCGAGGAAGGATCTCCTTGAATTCATCCTTGAGATCATGCCTCACTACAAAGTCAATTTTCATCATCGCATCATCTGTGATCGTCTGACCCAACTGCTCTGGCAGAAAGGTCAGAGGATCATAGTTTGCGTTCCGCCCCAGTATGGAAAGTCACAGATCGTCAGCCGATGCCTTCCGGCTTTCATTCTCGGCAATGATCCGAAGGCCAAGATCATCATGGGATCTTACTCGGCCTCGCTCTCCATGACTTTCAACCGGGCCGCGCAATCGGTCATGGAGTCCGACCGATACCGAGAGATCTTTCCCGATACTCTGATCAGACCATTCGCACCCAGAAAATTCATGCGCACAGCTCAGCTCTGTGAGACGAGCGAGTATGGATACCTTTATACGGTGGGCGTTGGAGGCTCGACGACAGGGCGCTCGGCTGATCCGTTGCTGATCATTGATGATCCATTCAAGGATTGGAAAGAAGCCCTATCACCTGTGAGAAGGCAGAACGTCATTGATTGGTTCGGCTCTGTGATCGAGTCGCGTCTGTCTCTCAACGCCAATGTCGTCATAGTTCAGACCCGATGGCATGAGGGCGATCTGTCCGGCTACCTTCTCAAGCGGGCGCTGGAGGATCAGGATGCAACCCAATGGGAGCTGCTTAATTTTCCTGCGATCGTTGAATCAATGGATGAGCTGCACCCCGAAGATCCGAGAAAGATGGGCGAGGCCCTTTGGCCAGAAGTCAAGGGCGACGCCGCGAAGCTATCAAGGATTAAGAAGGATGTGGGCTCTTATATCTTTGCCGCGCTCTGGCAGCAACGCCCAAGATCGGCGACCGGCAACATAGTCGATCCCAAATGGTGGCGGCGTTATCGTGTGCTTCCTCATGACTTTGAGGAAATGATCATCTCCTGCGATGCTGCATTCAAGGACTTCGAGACAAGCGACTATGTTGTGATTCAGGTATGGGGTCGCAAGGGTGTTGACAAGTATCTTGTGGATCAACGCAGAGATCACATGGATATCATCCGAACCTGCAAAGAACTTGTTAACATGAAGGTGAAGTATCCCGATTGCGATGCGGTGTATGTCGAGGACAAGGCGAACGGAACGCCCATCCTTCAATTGCTGAAGAAGAAAGTCAGCGGGCTAATTCCAGTCGAGCCGGATGGTTCCAAAGTCGCTCGTGTTCATTCCGTGTCGCCACAGATCGAGGCTGGCAATGTCTGGCTGCCAGATGAAAGCATCGCCACGTTTCCGATCGACAAGTTCATAGAAGAGTTCAGCAACTTCCCCCTTGCAGACAACGACGATCAAGTGGATGCTGCCACTCAGGCATTGGAAAAATTATCCGAAGGCGAGAACCATTACCTTAGAGCCCTGCTGGGCAAGGAGTGAGGACCTGTATGCTTGATACCCTGAAACAACAGATCACGGTTCGTCTTGATGATTGGGTCAACACCCTGACCAATCTTAATGTGCTTGGAAAGGACAAGCGTCTAGGCGCTGAAGCACAAGCCTATCTTATGTCTGAGGCCGAAGCCGAACAGACTTATGCTGGCGACGACATCGCGGCGAAGGTTGTGGACATGCTTCCCAAAGACATGGTGCGCGAGGGATTCAAGCTCAAGATCCCCTCATGGGATGAGGAGGAGATCAGAAACTTCGTGACCTACCTTGAGCAGGAGATGAATTGGAAAGCGACTTTCCAGAAAGCTCTGAGCTGGGCTCGCCTCTATGGTGGCTCGGGTGTTGTGCTCGGGATCGACGATGGAGCGCCCAACCCCTGGTCGCCCCTCAATACGAATCGGATACGACGCTTTGACTTCGCCACTGTTCTGAATCGGCATGAGCTGATCTGGCACATGATTGATGAGGACCCCCGATCGAAGAACATGGGGATGCCCCTGATCTATCAGATGCAACCCCGCTTCTCGATGAAGGGCGCGGGCATCACGATGATCCATCATAGTCGGATCATTCGCTTCGATGGCGCCACCCTCCCCAGGCAGCTCTTTATTCAGAATGGGTTCTGGTCGAACTCTGTGCTGGCAACCTTCCGGGGGCCGCTCTCGAATTATTCACAGACCCAGGATGGCGTTGCAACCCTGATGACTGAGATGGCGGTCGGCGTGTTCAAGGTCAAGGACATGCAGCGCCTGATGTCGATGAAGGGCGGCAAGAACCTTCTGCAAGAGCGCCTGAACCTGATGGATCTCGCCAAGTCCGTTGTAAACAGCATCATGATTGATGCCGAAGAGGATTACGAAAGAAAGCAAACACCGCTGACGGGTGTGGCTGATGTGATCGACAGGATGGAAAGGCGACTGGTCACGGCCTCCGGATATACCCATACCGTTCTCTTGGGCGAGGCCCCTGGCGGCGGCATGGGCGAGACAGGAAAGTCTGAGCGACACGATTACTATGACTTTGTGAGCAAGGAGCAGGAGGTTGTTCTTAAGCCTGCGCTTCGCCAATTCATCAAGCTCTGCTTCCTGAACAAGTCGGGCCCCACCCGAGGGATCGAGCCCCCGGATTGGGACATCGAGTTTTGCCCTCTCTGGCAGGAGCCGGAAGGCGAGGTCCTCGATCGCAAGGAAAAGCAGGCCCGCATCGACGACATCTATATCAAGAACCAGACGATCACCCCCGAAGAGATCGCCCGCTCCCGCTTTGGCTCTGGAGAGTACAGCCATGAGACGAAGCTTGATTTCGATCGGCCAACCATGGAGGAAACGCCGACGAGAGAGGAAGTGGAGGCAGGCTTGCCGCCTTTGCTCGAGGAAGAAAATCCAGAACAGACAACGGGTACAGGGGGAGGGCAATCAAACCCGCCGGCCGTCGAGGAAGTAGATCAAACCGATGATGAGAGATCAGCCGAGATCATGAAGGACACAAGCCTGAATGGAGCCCAGGTCACATCATTGATCACAGTCATCCAGGAGGTCGCCAGCAATCGCCTGCCGAGAGAGACAGGGATCAGGATCATCGAGGCGAGCTTTGGCCTATCGACAGAACAGGTGGAAAGCATCATGGGCGAGGTCGGCAGAAGCTTCACCATCGACCAGGGGCAGGGTCAGAGCGGAGGCGCTGAGTAATGGCAAGGGCTCCCAGAATTACAGACTTCATCCCCAGAAGCCGCGGGAAGCCTGAGCCCATCCCTTACCCCCGGAATCTTGAAAGGCGATACGAGGCCATCGTCCAGGGCCTTGTGGTTGGGCTCAAGGAGGATCTGCAAAAAGAGATCGTCGAGATACTGCCGACGATCGAGGCTCTGTTCCGATCCGACATGGGCGCGACGCGGCGGGTTGATTCCGTGGGCCGCCCGATCCGTCTTGATGTGATGGATGCCTTCGATCTGCTGGAGGCGGCTTTGCAGAGAATCCTCGTGCGGTTTTCCAAAGCCCTTGGCGATCGCCGTCCCCAGATCTTTGATGTGGGCCAGGCCATCAACAAAGACAACGAGCAGGCGACCCGCAAGTCTTTGGGGGTCGATCTTCTCCTTGGCGATGATCAGATCATCAAGGCGATTGATGCCTGGACCAAAGACAACGCCCGCAAGATTACGCGCCTTGCCGAGGCCGAGACGGATCAGATCAGCAACATAGTTCTTAACGGGTATCGTCAAGGACTCTCTCCTTCCGGTCTGAGATCAGCCATACTGGATACATTCAGAGCTGCCGATGAGCGCGAAAGCCAGATGGTCCGGGGGATGTCGCTGGAGGCGCGGGCCAAGTTTGTCGCCCGCGATCAGGTCGCAACCCTTAATGGACAGGTCGCCCGCATGAGACAGGAGCGGGTCGGGATCAGAAAGTACATTTGGCAAACCTCTGAGGATGAGCGGGTTCGTCCATCTCATGCTGCCCTTAACGGCGAGATCATGAGCTGGGATGATCCACCCCCTTTCGGTCATCCCGGCATGGACTACAATTGTCGATGCGTGGCAATCCCATATCTCGATGACACAGATGATGATGACGAGTAGGCCGGTTTGAGGTTAGAGTCTCAATTAAATTTCGGAGTCATAAAAAAATGAAGCAGCAGATCAGGATGGATCGCATGTCCTTCGGCAAGCCTCAACGTCTTGCCAATGGCTATTTGCGGGTTCCGATCACGGCGACAAGATCGGGGATCTTTGTTTACCGGCGCGATGATGGCTCGGAGTGGCGAGAGTTCCGCCCGCCTGAAGAAGTCTTCAACCCCGCGTCCATGGAGACATTGAAGGGGGTACCGGCGACCAATGGACACCCGACAGTCAATGATGGTCTTCTCACATCCGAGAACACCACAGACCACATGGTAGGCTTCACTTCTGAGAAAGTCGAGCGCGTCGATGATCTTCTGGCCACCACCATGACTATCACCCACGCCCCTAGCATTCAGGATGTTGAGACAGGCGACAAGCGGGAAGTGTCGTGCGGCTATGTCTGTGATCTCGACATGAAACCCGGTGTGTATCAGGGTCAGCGGTATGATGCTGTCCAGCGGAATATTCGATACAATCATGTTGCCATCTGCAAAAACGCACGAGGCGGCTCCCAGGTCCGCATCCACCTGGACTCTCAAGAACAGGTCTTACGCTTGGACTCAATCCTGAGTCCCGAAGAAAACCCTAGAGGAGACTCTTTAATGGAAAAGACGATTGTAATTGATGGTGTCGAGTACAAGGTCAATGCAGATGTTCATGCTGCCGTGACTGGAAAATTCAACAAGGACCATCAAACGATCCAGGGATTGAACGACAAGCTGAAGCTGGCCGATGACGACAAGGCCAAAGTCCAGGCTCGCGCCGATTCCCTGGAAGCTGATCTTAAGAAGGCGAAGGAAACAGCAGGCGTCCGCACAGACTCTGCCGAGTTCAAGGAAGCCATCAAGGCCCGCGTGGCTCTTGAGCGTTTCGCAGCTCCCCGCCTTGACGACAAGGATCTGTCGGCCATGAGCGATCGGGATATCATCGTCGAGCTGATCAAGCTCGATTCCCCTGAGTTCAAGGCAGAAGGAAAGTCGGATGTGTATCTGCAAAGCCGACTCGATCACATGATTGAAACAGCCGACGACGAGATCGAGGATGGAGAAGTTCACCTTGATAGCGAAGACGAGGACAGCGAGGAAGATCATGGCCAGGGCGGCAATGGCCGCTCTGGCGCTTATGATCGCATTCGCTCTGGGGTCAAGACCGGCGTTCGCAATGATCAGCGCGGTCGCCAAAAGACTCATGAAGAGATCCGCGCCGATGCGATGGAGAAGCAAGCCAACGCTTGGCAGAAACCAATCGGCGCAACCCGCAAGGCCCGCTAATCATCCATCGACCCCTTCATTTTAAAGGAGATGAATTCATGCAAACTTCTGTTTCGATGAACATGCCTCGCGCTCGTGCAGGTCAACTGGCCCATGCTTTCAAGTCTGAGGACATCCGAACCATGCTGGCTGAGGGTGCAGTTCCCTTTGGTCATGGTGTTGTCGAGGGAACAGCAACCCGCCAGGGCAAGGTGCCCTCTGCTGACACTCAGGTGTTCGCAGGCTTCGCAGCTCTGACCCAGGCCCTTGAATCACGGACTGGTTCATCTGCTCCCGGCTATGCCGATGATGAAACCCTCAATGTCTGTAACTGGGGCGCTGTCTGGTGTCAGTGCACAGATACAAACCTCCCATCGGTAAATGGTTCTGTTTATGTTGTTGTGGGCACAGGCAACGCAGGCAAGCTCACAAGCTCCGCTTCTGGCAACATCAACATCACCACCAAGGTCGTTGTGCGTGAGGTCGATTCTGATCTCAAGCTGGCCCTTGTCGAGTTCCGCGAGCGCGTCTAAGCCTCTCGCCATTCATTCAGACCCTTGACGATGTAATCCGTAGTTCCTGAACACTCTTTTAAATCTTAGGAGAAAGACATAATGAAGCGTCGCAACCAGAAAGGCCCGCGCTTTCCCCGCCTCGACTCGAATGAAAGCATCTTCTTTGCCCGCGAATTGGAGACGATCAAGTCGCG